CTTGAATAATGCGGCGCAAGCCGCAGGATAAAAATGACTGCTCAAGTCAATGACAAATATTCAAGCTCTGATCAAATGCTTATCATTGAAAAGCATGAAAGAGTAATTGCATACCTTTACCCAATAATTCAGCGAACGCCAAGGCAACATGCGGTTGTTCGAGACAGGGTATTGAATTGCTTATTTAATCAGGCTGACTGTATAATGCAGGCAGGCAAAAGCAGTCAAGTGTCAAAGCTGTATATTGCAGATGCCAATCTATCAATGTTGAGAATGTATCTACGATTTTATAGGGAAGGTTTAAAGCATATTACAGAAAAACAAGAAAGACATGCCCAATCATTGATTGCCGAAGTCGGCGCATTGCTTGGGGCTTGGATAGCAAGAAGAAGAAAGGGCAATTGAGGTAATGTTACGCGGCGGTAACTTTGGCGGCAATTGGAATAATACGACTCAGGCTGGATCTCGATCCTCCAATTGGAATAATTCCGTATCCAATTCGAACAACAATATCTCGGCGCGGGGCGTCTGTGACGACTTCAAAAGCGCTCTGCACTTACCAAGTGGCGGTGCAGGCCGATCACAACAAGTGGTCAGCTCAATTGTCCTGCTTAGGCGAACACATTGCGGGGTCTGGTAGAACGCGGAGTAAGGGCCACGAAACGCGGAGCCAGCATTTTTTATGGGCAAAAAATACAAAAGATTATTTGATAAAATTATATGCCCTGATAATTTTCAATCTGCATATTTGAAAACTAGAAAAAACAAAAGAAAGTCTGTCAGTTATTTGGAGTTCAAAGAATACGCTCAATTGAATCTTGAGCTGTTAAGGCAAGAAGTTGCTGATGGTGCTTATGTTCGGGGCGATTTTAGAAACTTTTATATTTTCGATCCCAAGATGAGGTTGATATCTGGCCTTCCCTTTAGGGATCGAGTGGTTCAACATGCTTTGAATAATATTATTGAGCCAATATATGTGCCTCGGTTCTTGCCATACACTTTTGCTTGCTTGCCGAATAAAGGCACTCACGCTGGGATTCGCCATGTGCAGTCAAACTTAAGAAAAAGCGGAATTACGCATTATCTTAAAACTGATTTTAGCAAGTACTTTTATTCCATTGATTGCTCAACCCTGTATCAGATTCATGATAAAAAAATACATTGCGATAAAACAATATCATTGATGGAATCTATACAGCCAAGGACGGGTGTTGGTATTGTAATTGGCAGCTTAAAAAGCCAACTAAATGCCAATTTATATGGGACAATGGCGGACGATTTTGTGCATCATAATCTTAGGCCAATTGCCTGGGCAAGATATATGGATGATATAGTGTTGCTTGATAATGATCCTCAAAAATTGATTGAAATGAAAAACAAACTTGAAGACTTTGCAAATAATAAAATGAAGCTCCAATTTAGCAAATGGAGTTCGGGATCAGTTTCAAAAGGTGTAAACTTTTTAGGATATAGGATTTGGAGTCATCACAAACTTTTGAGGAAGCAAAGTGTTATCAGAGCAAAAAGAGCAATCAAATCAATGAAGGAAAGAGGCGACATTGAGTCGCTCAATAAGTTTTTGCCAGCATGGGCTGGTCACGCAAGATGGGCAGATGTAAACAACCTGATAAAAGCAATGAGGCTTGAGAATGATTATCAATAACAGAACAGATCTGGACGCGGCGCCAGCAGATGTAAAGCAAAACTTCATGGCAAAATTGGCATCAAGCATCCACAAGTGGGATTGGGTTGATGGCGCTTGGGTTGCGGTGAAGGATACAAGCTCAATTGAGCAATTTGACTTTTCATTGTCAGATTTTCCTGATGCTCCAAAACCAAAAAAGCCAGCATATAACCCAGACCAAAGACAAGCGGAGCAGGAAGCAAAAGAGCGCATCACCCAGCTGAAGGGTTTATTGCGTGAGACAGACTATGTGTCGCTTACGTGCAGAATGGCGCGAAGAATTGAGAGCGCTTGAGGCTCAATACGTAGAGGCTGAATAATGCTCTTAGGCTATAGCACGCCAGTCACACAAGCCAGCACCGGCCTGACCACGACTGCAACCATCAACACATCTTTGGCCTATCTCAAAGACGGTAGGCCAGGCGCGTTGTGTGAGCTAGTCATTGGCGGCACATCAAACCAGCTGTTTGCTAGTTTTGCCGACCCGATCCGGTGTCGAGTCATTGCGCTGATCAATGTCAGTTTTGCCGTTGGCGCGTCTGTGACTGCCACATTCCGCATTGGCGGTGGTGGGTATGGCACAGACTCACAGGTCAGTCAGGTCGTTGAGACGGCATCTGGTACGTCACCGGTGTCAGTTTTGTGCTGCCAGACGGTACGCATACCATTGGCGAGATCTGGGCGTCTGATGCCTTGGATTACTGCATCAGATCGTCTTGGGCGTCAGGTGCAGGCAATATCAACAAAGACGTGTCGCTGTCTGGTGCGGTCTATAAAGCACCGGCAGTGCCAAGACGGACCGTGTTTGCTGAGTTTGCACCGCGTAGCTATGACAACGACTTTGTGGAGTTCAGGAAGGCACAGCTGGCAATCTCAGACGATCCGCGCATCATTATTGTGCCTGATAATGCAAGCCAGAGCGCGATTGAATCCACTGGGATGTATGCTAGGGCTACAGCTATCGGCGACCTAAAAGGCTCAGATGCGGGCCGGTTTTTTAGCTTTGCAATTGAAGCTGAGGAAATGCCTGGGCGTAGACCTTAAATTGAGGCGGGCGGTCTCTCAACCGCCTCGTGGAGTGCTGATAACATTGGTCAATGTTATTGGTCACATTAGCGCCTGACCATTTAGCGCATATCGCCTCAAACCGTTTCTCTAGCCATTTACATCCAATCTGGTAGGTTGGTATAGGCTAGGCCCTAAAAATGCCACACAGGGCATCTGAGGGCGTCTCAGACCCACCAACCGGCAGGTGCTAAGAGTAAAACCATGAGCATGGTGCCGCCGATGACCGCAGCAAAGGCGATCTCATTCCAGGGCCAGCGCTTCCATGCGTGCTTGTCTCTGTTGTAGGTTGCCTGTTTCATAATGTCCTCCATTGTTTCCACAGATCAAGAATCAATCGTTTTTCCATATATCGTTTGGCTCGATTATGGGCGTGCGCCTTGGTTTCCACACGCTCAGACTCATACGCCTTGCGTGACAGGTATATCGCACCGTATTCATTGAGTGCAACCCTTTCGCCTGTATCTTCACCGTCATCATCGTTGACTTTTCTGATCACGCCTTTGATCATGGTGTCGCCCAAGTTCCAGACAAGCGATCTGCGATGTGGTGCATATCCATGCTCAAGCGCTTCGACCCCAGCCACTTTGCGTTGCCTGCCACCGTTGATAACCGCAAGCCCCAGGCGCTTCCACAGCTTTGACGGTGTTGAGTAATTGTTGAGATCACCTGTCTCACCGATGATGCCAGCCAATGACAGTTCGCCAAAACCTCGAACCTCCTTGACCCATGACCACACTGGCAATTCTTTCGCCATCTTTTTCATCTGCTTTTCGCAGTCTGACCGTTGTTCAGCGATCAATGACCGAGCCTGAATAAATGGCGCTGATACTGCTGCGGCTGACGGGGCAAGTTCATGCCCCATCCCGTTCATCATCGACCGATACACCTTGTCAGCTTCGGCCTTGTCACCGCCACACAGCCTGCGACACTTGGCCTTGATTTGCAGTGTCAGGCTTTTCTCAGCACGGTGCAGGTCAACACGCTGGCGGTGCATTTCGGTTAGGTTGCCGATCAGTGGCGAACTTGTTTCGTGGTTTTCATGCGAAACATGGGCACACTGATCAGCAGATAGGTTGACAGCGGCAGAGGGGCGATGGTCATCATATAGGGGGCGGCCGCTGTCAGTAGAAAGGTTGGTAGCCGCATTCACAGGGTGGGTGTCAAGTTTGGCTTGGCAGCTACCAGTTAAAATTGTTTGATTGTCCATTGTATATCCTCCAATAAAGTTGCGGGGTGCAGCCTCGCAGTGGGTGTCAGTCCAAAACTGGCATCCCCGCAGAAAAAGGGTGTTGTGCGCACTGCTTGATTGGGTAACCAAACGACGATGGCGCACAACGAAAAAGGGAGCGTCACAGCAAGATCAGTGAGGGTATCATTTCGCAGTTGGCGGTGACGCATAAACATTACACAGACTCCTTAAGGCTTACAAGGTCTGACTCAGACAGGCAAGATTTGACCATCTTTCTGCCTTCCAGTCTATCAGCAATCGCAAGCAACCATCTGGCTTTGTGTGCCATGTTGTCAGCCTGCATACCGTAGAACTTGCCAGCTTCTTGCAGGTCGTCACGAGTCGCCTGTGCCAGCTTCTTACCGCCTGGCAATGGAAAGTCCATCAATGACGATGCAAGCTGATGCACACGCTCACCGTTGCCACCAGCAGAATAGTTGGGCGATGTCCAGACCTTGCGTCTATCGTGCCGACACACTGCCCTGATCGCATCATAGCAGGCGGTTTTTAGTAAGGGCATCACCAGCGCATTGGCAATCAATGGTTCTGATCGTGCCTTGCGTTCCAATATCGTCACAGCTTTGACCACATCGCCATTGGCGGCATCTAGCGCCTTGCGTGCTTCATGGTCAACGCTGATTGGCTCAGCCTGTGCTTCAAATAGTTCTTGTTTTACAACTGCGTTCATTTTTTGCCTCCTAAAATTGATCCGGAATTAGATCGTCAAGATCAGCATACCTATCCATCAGGTCCATTGCAACACTTTCCAGCTCTACCTCATGCGTGCCAGTGTTGGTCAGGAAATTGCGCAACGCCCACGGAATATCCGCAGGCGGGCGCGACCATTCCATCAGTGGAATATCAGAAAGGCACCGCATCGCTAAACGCCTCCGGCTGCGCTGGTGCTTGTTGCTGAGCATCCTTTGGCTCAAACTTCAACGATTGATAATAAGTGCCTTTGCTAGACGTATTCGTCCAGGCGCTGACCCAGTACTCAACACCGCCAATCATTGCCGATCCCTTGGCATTGGGCTGGGTTTCTTTCTCGCGCTTGTCGTTTACGAATAGCGCACCGCTGTTGTCTTTCTGTTCATACTGGCTCATAAAGCCTCCTCAAATTGTCTAAGTTCAAAGTTCATTTCTTTCAAAAAAGCCGTGACCTCATCTGTGATTTCATCAATCAAGACCTGATCACGACTCACACGCCTTATCTTACAGTGTGCGGACCCATCCATCAAGCGGTCATCAAAGCTAACAAAGTCGCACCATTCCCGATCACAGCAGGCCATTTGCCACTGCATCTGCAACAGGTATTTGCGGTCAATTTTGCCAGATACCACAAACTGCCGATGCGTGCTGGTGTTTGGGCACTTAATCTCAATCATGCCATCATCGCCCACCAGACCGTCAGGGCTTGCACCTGCCTGTTTGATCGTTGGATGAGGGCAGAACCCTACCTCAACGACCTCGTTGCCTGTGATCAGCTCATACGCAGACCGTGCCTTGGGTTCAGTATCAATGCCATGTTGCATCGCGGCATTGGTAAAACCCATCGTTGGCTGACCTGTCACAATTTCATCAAGCAACTGGTCCATATACTTGGTCCGCGTTGCACCGTATCCGGTCTTGGTCTTAGCCATCACATCAGCAATGCGTGATGCTGTGACCTTGCCCAGGCGGGCCTCGAACCATTCCTCAGTTCTCTGATCCATTTTCCTCAATCCTAAAATCAGGGCAAAAGTGCGTCACGTTAGGCTCAAACCATTCTTCCTTTTCTTTGGCCTTAATCGACAACCCTTGCCGTACCCACAATTGCCGTCTTGCTGTAATGTTGCGCGGATTAAATGCACAATACTCACAGCAAGCCAGCGGTTCGTTAGCGGTGCAGGCTTTCATGCCAGCATTGCAAGCGCTTGTTGTGCCTGGTCGTCAGTCAAGTCGGTGACAACTTCGGCGTTGTAATAGGCCAGCAATTTGGTCATGTCGCGCCCTGACTCATCAACCTTGGTCACTAGCTGATCAAGAAGCTTGGCATCGGCCTTTGGTTGCTTGGGCTTAGGATTGGC